TCCTGAGAACGCAGATCCTATAACGTTTTCAACATTATCTAAAGCACCTTGAGCACCTTCTTTAATTCCACCAGTAAAAGATCTTATCCCTTCTTCAGCTATTGCTTTTGCTGCTCCTGCTGCTCCTGTTGTAATCATTGACCCCAGAGTTTTCCCTAATTCATCCATTGCTCTAGCCATGGTTCCCATTCTGAACTCATTAGACCAGTCAGCACTATAGTTGTAACTAAATTCTTGAGGCATAGGTAGATTAAAGACAGCAGATTCATTACCTACTGCTGACCTTGCTTCCTTTTTAATTGCTTCTAATTGTTCTGGATTTTTGATTACATCACCATTCCGTAATATAATTTCATTACCATCTTTGAAAATATGACTATAGTCTCCAGCTTCTATACCTTGTTTTATTGATTGTCTGTCTTCTTTAGTAAATTTAACATCTTCACCATTTTTTAAATCATCCAGAATATCGGCATTTAACTTCTCTAAATTATAATCTTGCTGATCGGGGTCTCCAAATAGAGTTGAACCTACAGTATCTACAACATCTTTTGATTTTTGTAGTATTGATGCTCTACCAAAAGAAGCAAGAGCGTCTCTCTGACCATTGTCCCAAGCTGCTTTTAGTCCTGCACTATACTTATACTTCGTTATCTGTAAGTAAGAAGCATATGTAATGCTAGTCACTCCTACTGGATAGGATGCACCTGACCCATAGATCTTTTTATAGTTCATCTTCGCCTATGAAATTTTTCTAGTGGTAATTGACTCATTGCTGCGACATCTTCTTCACCGACCTCAAAGAAAAGGTTGTCAGCATTTTTAGGTATATAGTAGTGAAGCGTAGACATAGGGGCTTCCTGACTATTTAGTGACCCTAACCTAGCTCTTGGTTTAAGGTAGTGTATATTCGCACCAAGTAGTCTATCGTTCTTAATTTCCATGAGTTTTATTAATGGGTACTCATCCCATACCTTTAATATATCTTTCCATTTCGGGTCATATTCAAAGAAATACCACTTACCTACCTCTGGTTGTTCTGTGGCATTGTCGTAGAGTGCTTCAAATATTTTCTCTCTCAGTTGCCCTTTACTTACCTTGCTTCCTTTTAGATCTAGGAGCAGTGTAGTTAATTCTGAGTTCTCGTTCTGTGATGATTCTGAATTTCCATCCTCTGTCGTCGCAGAATTCCTGAGCTGCCCTCCACTTTGCATCGTTTTTAGCATAGGTCATAACCTCCGTTAGATACCTTTGGGTTTGACGTTTCTGAGGTTTGGGTACTTGTGTCTGTTTTAGAGGTTTAACCTCTACAAGATACTGCTTAACTCCTGTTGATTCCTGTATTTTGACCCAGAAATCTGGAAAATACTTATGTACTCTGTTATCTGTAGGACATTTGTATGGAATTATTATCTCTTCCGATGACCAACTAAGCACTGATCTGTCACTATCACACCAGTTCATGAACTTAAGTTCCCAACCAGACCTATAAAATATGTTAGTTGGATCTCCCTTATATTTCTTATAGTTCTTTGGTTTGAACTTTCCTTGTTTTAGAGACATAAATAAAAATACCACCCCATGTAGTGTATTTATGGCACTGAAGAGCGTTACAAAATTTTTAACTGATCTAAAGGTCAGTGGAGGTCCGTCCTCTACTAACCAATATGATCTGGAGTTCGGTATTGGTCGAGGAGGACTTAATACCGAGTTAGCTACGTGGTTGAAAAACTATGGAGTCGAAAACCTCTCTTTTAATAAGTTAATGGTTGATATGGCAAACGAGATCCAGATACCTGGCACATCAATGGTATCTCAGGATGTCAGGTCGGTACATAAAGGTATCAACATGAAACCAGCCATGGCAAAAGTGTTCAATGAGATGGACTTGTCGTTTATACTTGATGTTAAGTCAGAAGCATATAGATTTTTTAGAGGATGGCAAGATTTTATAACAGGAAAACCCACCGAATCAAACAAATATCAAAGAGCATATGTACAGAACTACTATAAGTCATACGTATGTAACACCATAATCAAGAAGTTTGAAAAATATGATCCAGAAGCAGCAGGGGAAAGAGGAGTTACCAATAACCCAGACGAGCAGTTCCATGTGTGGACAGTAAAACTGGTTAACTCTTATCCATATATGATGTCATCTATACCATATAGTTCTGGTGGATCGGGAGTTGTTAAACTAAGTGTAGGTATGTACTATGAGTACTCTGAGTTCGTGCCGATTCAACCAAAAAATATCCCTGTAGAAGGTTGATATATAATATATACTGACTAACTTATTATGCCATTACCTGAACTTGTTACGCCAACGTATGAGTTGGTAGTACCATCAACCAATAAAAAATTAAAATATCGCCCCTTCCTAGTTAAAGAACAGAAGATTCTGATCCTAGCATTGGAGGAGAATGATACTTCACAGATACTGGAAGCAATAAAGAGTATATTTAAAAGTTGTATCTCAAGTCGTTTTAGGATGGAAGACCTGTCTATCTTTGACGTTGAGTATATCTTCTTACAACTACGTGGTAGGTCTATTCAAGAAACTATTGAAATAGAAGTACCTTGTAATGATGATCCGAAGACGAAAGTTCCCGTAACTATTCCCGTTGATCAGATTAAGGTTAACTTCCCAGAAGGACATACCAATACGATCAAAGTCAACGATACTGTGACAGTGGTGATGAAGTATCCCAACCTAGAGTACTTCACAAAGATTAATTTTACTGAGGAAGAAGTGGATCCATATGAATTGGTATCTACATGTATCGACAGAGTTTATCAAGGAGAAGAAGATTGTGGATCGTTCACACCTAAAGAGGCTCAAGACTGGCTTGAGAAACTTACTACTGATCAGTTTGAAAGTATCCAAAAGTTCTTTGATACTATGCCTACTCTTCGCCATGAGCTTACAGTTACTAATCCTAACACAGGTGTCAAAACTTCTAGTGTCATCGAAGGATTAGTCAATTTTTTCGGATAGCCCTATTCCAAGAAGGGTTAGCAAGGTTCTATCAAACGAATTTTGCCTTGGTTCAACACCATAAATATACCTTGAGTGACATAGAGAATATGATCCCTTGGGAGCGTGACATTTATGTCAATATGCTTTCTAAGTGGTTAGCTGATGAAAGGGAACGTATAGAAAAGGAACGTCAATCACGTAAGCGAAGATGAATCGTCGTGCTATCTCTAAGATGTTAGGAGTCAAACTCTTGCCTGTATCAGGTGAGATGACTCGTACAGCCAAGAATATGCTCGATACTGAGATGGAGTACATCGACTATCTCAGGAATAGAAAGAAGTTCTTCGTAATGACGAACTTGATGCAGCAAAGAGTTATAGTTGGTGGAAAGAAGAAAGATAGAGATGCAGATGGTGAGGAAGGAAAGAGGAGAGGTACATGGCGACGCAGATATAAAAAACCCAAGAAAATTAGACTTAAAAGTTGGGGTAAGAATAGTAAATTCGGTAAATTCATTCGGAATGTAAGATATAGATCATTGAGAATGGGTGGTGCACCTGGTTTAGGAAAGAAACCAGCTTATAGAGGTCCTTTTTCGTTTCTTAACCCTAGAAATCTAAAGAAAATTGGAGCGAAAATAAAAGCAAAAGGTATCGGGGTCGGAAAAAAGGTCTGGAGTGGTGCTAAGTTCGTTGGCAGAAAAGGCATGGAGACATTCAACTATGCCAAGAAAAAGACTCTGCAGGGAGCCGACTTTGTTAAGAAAAAAACTACTGGTTTTGCTGAGAAAATAAAGAATTATGCTGATGATGGGGTTAATTATATTAGAAGAGTGGCACCAGCTATAGTAGATGGTGGAATCACAAAGGTTAAAAAATTATGGAAGCAAGCACCTATGATGCTTGAAAATGCGAAAAATGTACTTAAAGCTTTAAGAGATTCTCCATTGGTGAGGCGACTTGGTAAAGTCATAGGAAAAGGTACTGGACGTGCTGTTCCTGTAGCAAGTTTGGTACTAGCAGCCAATGACATGGAACGTTATAGAAAGATGGGCGGTTGGAGAGGAAAAATAGGTTTTGCCCTTGCTGCGATGGATTTTGCGGGTGACACAACAACTGGAGTAACTTCACCACTTGCTTTAACTGGTTGGGGTGCTGCTATACCAGGTATTGCTCAGGTTGTGTCACAGATTGGTGGATGGGGATTGACCATATTTGAACTTGTTCAAGTTCTTACTGGTCAAGATCCATATGCTGACGTAGAGGGAAACACAACTAAAGGATTCGTTCCATTTTTATCAGAAGGTGGAGATGTCACACGTCCTACTACAGCGTTAATCGGTGAAGGTGGAGAAGGAGAACTGGTTATACCTCACTCTAAAATGGGTAAGGTAATGTCTAGTCTATTCAAGGAAGTGGGTGCTATGGTGCTTGGCATCACTAGGGGATTCCTTACTACACTACCAACTCCTAATACAGACACACAAAAAGTATTATCAGAAGCAAATAAGTTGTCTGGACTATTTCCTGGCGGTAATATTCCAAAAATTTTCAATGGCAAGAAGATTACAAATAAGATTATTGGTAGAGCGAGAAGAATACTTACAAGATCAAATCCTATAGCTGGATTGATTATGAATATATTGAATAGACCAGTACAGGCTCAAGAACAAACTACAAATGTAATAAACGCATCTAATACTTCTATTACTGATACTGCTAGTACCACCATACAAGGTGATACTACAATGGTATCTAACTTTAATATTACTGATTACTATGGATCGACAGAAGGAAGATCTAGACCTCATGGTGGTGTTGATGTTGGAACTCCCGTTGGTACACCCGTAGGTTTTTCTGAACCAGGAGAGATACTAGCAGCAGGAAAGTATGGTGATTACGGTAACTTGATGGACGTATGGTTACCTAATACTGGAATACAAATGCGTCTTGCTCATTTAAAATCATTCGTAAAAAAATCTGGGGAATTTTTAGCAGGGGAGGTTTTAGCAAAGACTGGTGGTGCTAAGGGAGATCCAGGTGCGGGTAGTTCCACAGGTCCTCATTTGCACTTTGAATATGATACTGTAAAAGACTCAACTAGATATGGTGGGGCAGGGGATCCACTTCCATTCGCACCTCTAATAAAGTTAGGTAACTTTGAACCTCCATCAGAGGAGGGTACAGGAGGTCCTAGCTATGGTTACCCACTGGTTAATACAGTCAAGTGGCCAAGCAGTAATGGAGCAATGGGAGGTCCTTCCTTCTCTCCTGCTAAGGCATCAGGACTTGTACCAAACCCAGAATCCAACACTGCTGCATCAAAACAACAAATCGTGATATTTCCATATCCAGTTCAGCATATTGTCCCTTTCCCTGTAACACGTGTTGTAGAGAAGAAAGTGGATAGGAGAGTGGTTCGTGGTATTGATTCCTTCTCAGGTAAATATGGTGAAATCTAATGGATAGTAAAGAGTTTCCTACTTTAGAAGACGTACATGTAATACTGAGTGATCTGACCAATCTCTTTGAAGATCGCAATGCGATGCTTCACGCCATGATGAAGGAGGACAAGTATAAGGACTTCCTATTGGCAGAAAACATACAGTCAATGGTGGAGGCAGATAATAGAGATGATTCTAGAAAAGGTGGAATAAGACAAGACTTGGCTAATGGTTATGAGATACTCAAAGCTCAGACCACGATGAGGAAGTTTGCTAACTTCATCAATCCTGCATCAATGCCAATAATGGATCTTGATGCTCCGATTGAGTTTTATGATGATAGAGACGAAGAGGAAAGGGAAGAAGAACCCGAAGTTATACAGGGTGAAGATGGTGAGAAAGGAGATAAAGGAGATCCAGGAGACCAAGGTCCGCCAGGTAAGGATTCTACAAAATCATCGTCTAACAATGTTAATCAGAACTTAACTAGCAACAAAAGTCAGACACCAGACACAAAACTAGCAAAGGGTGGATATGTTCCTGGTTCTACTGGTAGTCCTTTGTTCAATTCTTTACAACCTTCAGGGAAAAATAACACAGGAAGTATCACACCACTTGAGGATTTGGGACTTGATGGTGATGCTAACGTTGCCTCTGAGTTTACTGATGATCTTGGACTTGATAAGTATAAATCTGCTCTGGCAGCTGCTATGGGACTACCATTGAAAGCAGTAGCAGCTGGTTTAAGTGGATTATTAGGTGCTTTGAATATGCCTGACTCACCAGAGTTCGCGAACGCAAAGCAACAAATAAGCAATATTACTGAAGCATTTAACTTACCAAAACCTAAAACTGTTGGCGAGTCAAGTGAAACCAACTCTTATAATAAGAATAGGCAAGAACAACTCATAGCGGGAGGTGGATTATTCTCCACTATTTCAAATATGTTTGGTCTTGCTAAAAACAGAGACCATCAAGTATCTGATGAAACTCCTTTTGGTGCTGCTGTTACGGGACTACAAAACCGTAGACTGCAGAATGATAGATTAGTTGAAATGCTAGAGGGAGGTACTGGGGGACCTTCTCTAGAATCTGGAAACGATAAAATATATGCTTCAGCAAATACTCATTATGATCAGACTAAGACTGCTATCACAAACGTCGCTGAGTCTGCTAAGAGTATATTCAAGAGCACAACAGCTCATAGAGTAATCAATAAGACTGCTAGTATATTAAATCAGATCTTAGGTGGAACATATAAAGCTGATATTGGAGCACAGACAAATGAACAGGATATCAATAGTTTAACTAACCAAGTTATTGAATTGAATGAGGTATCAATGTCAGAAATGAATAATATGGTAGTCACTGATAGTATGACTCAAAATGATGAAGCAGCAATTAATGCAAAGATAAGAGCACTATCAACAACAACGGCTATGGGTTTAGCTGTGACTGCGGATGATAAAGGAATTATCGCACCAACTGAGTTGGAGGTTAGTAGGTTTCTTATGAACAACATAGTAACGATAGAAGGCGGTCAGACCGCCCATGATGTAGTATGAGACAGACTAATTTTAGACTAATTCGATTTGATGTGGGTATCGCATCTAAAGATAAAGAAACTGGTGAGAATGGATTTACTGTCGTTGCTTTGACATCTAATCATTTGATGGAGTTACATTATATTGAGGATATTACCAAGTCAAATATCCTTGTGATGATAAAAGTTAATGATAGCAACTCTGGAGTACTAGATTCTCTGGTAGGTATGGATCCAGTAGAATTGATATGGACTGATGATGCTCTCAATACTGGTCAGGAGGGTAATCTTATCAGACAATCATTAGTTGTATATGATATTAAGGATCGTATTATAAAAGATGGAAAACAATCATCAGCAGTGCTATACTGTATCAGTATAGATGCTGTAAGGAATAGTGCTACAAAGATATCAAGGAGATTTGGTAAAGGTGGTGGACAGTTTACACATGAGATAGTAGATGAACTGTTAAGAAGTGATCTGGCAATCACTAAAGCATTCAAGTATGACAAATCTTCCACTAAATTGTCATTTGTATCTCCTTACTGGGATCCTTATACAACTATTAGTTGGTTAGCTTGGAGATCAATACAAGAAGGTGGTAGTGGTAAGAAGAGTGCGGGATATCTATTCTACGAAAATGTTGAGGGTTATAACTTCAAATCTATGGATGCTCTAACTCAACAAGCAGCACAAAGAGATGTAAATGTCAATTTCGTTCCAGATGAGAGTGATGATAATCCAGATGAAGAGAAGAAAGATATTAACATTATTGGATTTAGTGTCACTGAAACCAGTGACTTGTTTCGTGGTATCAATCTAGGTAGTTATGCTAGTACAACGTTTACCTTAGACATGAAAGACTTTAGATATGAGGAAATACCTTTCTTTATACAAGACTTCTATCCAACAATGAAGAAGTTGAACAATAGATCTTTACCAAGTTTCTATGAAAGATTTGGTAGTGTGGAGAATCAATCAGGAAGACCCACTAGAATTATGTCTAAGATTTTAGATACTGCTATGTACACAGAGGGTACATATACACAAGACTTGACAAAACAACTGTCACAGTCTATGATAAGGAATCAATTATTTTTTAACCAGTCTGCTACCTTTGAGTATGAAGGAATGCAAGATCTCAAAGTTGGAGAGGTTGTTCAAGTCAACAAGTATAATGCGAGATCTGGTAAAATAGAACCCGCTGTCAGTGGTAAATACATAGTAGGCAAGATATACAGACAATTCTTATCTGAAAGAGACATGATGTCTACTAGAGTAACTCTGTTTAGGGATAATTTAGGATGAATTTAGAAAGTGCTGCACATGCCATCGGTAAAGATGGACTTAACTGGTGGATTGGACAAGTCGAGAACGACGGGTCTGACCCAGAGTATACGGGTGCGAACGCAAAGGACTATGATTATACAGGAAGAGTTAAAGTAAGAATAGTAGGGTATCATAACCCAGATAAAACAATTCTACCTACAGCAGACTTACCATGGGCTAGTTGTGTCATGCCTGTAGTGTATGCTCAGAGAAGTGGCATGGGTTCTGTTCAGCAGTTACAGATTACCAGTTGGGTGGTTGGATTCTTTTTGGATGGTGCTTCGGCACAGCAACCAATCATCATGGGTAGTATCAGTGACCAGAACCCAATAGGGACATACTCGAAGGAACCAAAAGATAAAAACAGAGGATATCAACAAATATTTGCTCCAGACTATAAGCCACTGAAACATGGAGAAGGTGGTAGTACACCTGGTGGTACTGGTGATACGACAAATAAAGACCAGAATAATAATAATGTAAAAGTTAATAATGATCAAGGTAGTGAGGATGGTACAGTATCAACCATTAACGAACGTGGTGGTGCATCTGAACAAACAGATGCACAGAAAGAAGCAGACAAAAGAAAGAAGTATACAGTACACGTAGGTAATGGTAAGTGTGGTACTCCTGCTGACGTAAAGATGAAGGGTGCTACTGCTGAGTTCTTAAAGTGGGCTAGAGGTATAGAGAAGAATGAGATAGACGAGTTTATTGATAAGAAGACAGGAGACATAGAGGATGTAGCAGGAGAGATAGAAATAATACAAAACAGAATGCAGGGATTTATGCAGGGTGTTTTGAGTAACGTCAAAGGAACCATAATGAAGGAGCTTAATGACGAGATTCAAAAAGAAATCAATGACATCAAAACTCCTGATCCAGATTTATTAGATCCTACTGTTAAGAAACTGAAAGATGTAGGAGATCTTATTGACTGTCTCTTCAAACAGCTCAAAGACGAGATGCTTGATGTCATCGGTGGACTGTTGATGGATCTTCTTGAACAAGCACTCGACGCTGCCCTATGTTTCGTTCAAGATCTATTCCAAGAGTTATTTGGTGATCTCATGGAAAAAATGATGAATGGTATTGATGCTGCCTTGGGTATTCTTCAAGGTGCTATAAGTGCTATTAAAGATAATGCTAACCTTATACAAAGTATCGCTAACAAAGTTCTTGAACTAATCGACATGGTTTGTGATGGTGACTTATCTTGTGCTCTTGGGTTATCTACATTCGAGACAGGAGCAGGAGGTAAGGAAGGTGAGGCAGATAAGCAAAAGAAACAAATCAGTCAGTACAGTGATGCAGCAAAGGGTGCATTGAAAAATGGTAAGACTCAGGTAGTTGGCTCAGGTAAGCCGAACTCACGTGGTTGGGTTCCAGTCACTACGTACGAAAATGGCAAACCTGTTAAGAAAGCATTCAATACTAGAAACGGTGAGTTCGCAGAGGTTGGAGCATCAGGCACAGGTGTGACTGATAAGTCATTTGAGAACGGTAAGAGCTTAGTAGAGAAATTTGATAGTGTATATCCTATACGTGCATCAGATGGTAGTATTAATTACGCGACTCTTAACTGCTCACCAGAAAACCTACGTAAGAAACCTTGCTTCCCAGAATTAATTTTTGACAATGCACAGTCCACAAGTCTTATTAAGGCATTACCTATCATTGATGACATAGGTTCTATGGTTGGTGTATTGATGAGAAATAAAGGATCTGATATTAGAACAACTGCTAAAGTGAGAGCAATGTTCACTTGTAACGAACCAGAAGGTACAGGTGCTAAACTTACACCTATCATCAAGAACGGAAAGATAGAGAAGATAAGAGTCGACAAGCCAGGCATAGGTTATGGTCTAGACCCAGACAATACATACTGCCCGAAAGAACAGAAGTTCTTCCTCGTAGATATTGTAGAGTTAAATGATTACGCAGAGGAGGGTGATATACTCTTCTATCAAGAAGAAGATGGAGATCCAAATCAAGGTGTTCTACAGGTTATAGATTACAACTATAATAATACCAATAAAGTTGCTCTTGCTTCTTTGGATAAGAATGCCACTATTCCAAATGGGTTAAAATTACAGACAACAGGTGGTACATTTAAGTTTACATTGAATCCTGATAAGGTATTCTTTGACCTTGCTATTCCAGGTAACGCAACAGCATTGTATGCTAATTGTGAAGAGATTATACCAGTCCTCGATACTATTGATATAGTTAACGTAGGTAAAGATTACAAGGAACCTAAGATTAAAGTCGGTGATGAAGAGATTGGTACTGTTTCAGTTGACGATCAAGGTAGACTATTGACAGCTACTATTACTACTAAGACTATAGGATTTGTTAGACCAACTATTGAGGGAGTAGGATTTGGTGCTAAAATCGTACCTACATACCAGTACGTAGGTCCAAGTAAGTTCAGCGAGATCTTTGAATCTCAATCATATATTGATTGCGTAGGACACCCGACAAATGGCTAGACAAGACACAAGTAACTTAAATTTATTCCAAGGTGATGTAAAGGATAATGAAAATCCTCAACACATTACCAATTATCCAAAGAACTGGATAACAGTGACCTCAGCTGGTCATGTAATGGAATTTGACAATACAGAAGATGGTGAAAGGATACGTTTTATCAATGGAAAGACTGGTTCTATCTTCGAGATGGATGAAGAAGAGGATACATATATCATTAGTTCAAGGGATTTAAACCTAAATAGTGACGGAACGACCACCCTGAAGGTCGGTAAAGATAAAAAACAGGACAAACTTATTATTCAGGTTATCGGTGACGCTCACCTTAATGTGGAAGGAGACTTACACACAGAGGTAGAGGGAAACAGATATGACAAAGTAAATGGTGAGTACCAATTAAAGGTTGGTGGAACTATGATGATAGATTCCTCATCTAATCTTGGTATCAATGTTGCTAATGAACTCAGAATGATAGCTAACTCTATCAACGAGAAATGCACCTTCAAGAAATTAAACATGGAGGATGGCGGTCAGTTGACAGAGATTATCAATGGTAACCGTGTGATCAGGATGAATAAAGAAGGAGGAACGTTCGCTATAGAATCAGCGGGTGACCTTCGTTTCAATGTCGATGGGTGCCACTACAATAAAGTTGGCAGAAACAGTTTTACAGAAGTCCAAGGTAGTATGAAAACTACTACTCATGGCGAAAATATTGATTGTATCGAGGGTGGAGCACCCTCTGGAATGGACGTAAACAAGAGTTACGGTACAGGGTGGGAACTCGATACACAGGGATCAGACGCAAAAATAAACACAACCGATTTTAGATTACAAGCACAGGGTACTGTGCAGATGAGTGCAGCGGGATCTGAATTTAGAATTACCTGTAATAACGGAATATACCTTAATTGACATTCTGGTGTGAATGTACTATAGTAAAGGAACAGACTAAATGTTTGGTATGACAATCTCGTCAAGTCAGGCTAAAACTCTCGTTGATTTTATCAACGCTGAGAAAGCAAACTACATAGAGGAGAAAGTTAAGGGAGTACCCGACCAGAAGAATGCTATGAAGATCTATAAAGAGATTCATGCTGATCTGGACGACATAAAGCACTATGCTACTGACATCATACAATATGCCAGATGTCATAGTGGCACAATGTCAACCCCAAATGCTTATCCATTGCCTTATCATAAGGACAGTGAATATGGAGATCCATGGAAGACTACGTGAAACAGTGTGAGGTGGATATCCCCGCACGTACATTTACTATTATCAGTGACCAATCACAAGTTGAGAAACTGATATGTGAAGACTCAGATCAATTTCTAAGGGTATTAGAATTTGTGAGGGCAACGTGCAACATAAATGAAGTTTCGTACAAGTATTAATTATGTCACATTCCGTTACGTACTTAAAGATCAAAGATATCTTACGTAATGCCCCTAAACCAGTAAAGGATGATGTGCTACTAGAAGTAGCATCACTCGCTATTGCTGAGACTCTTGGTGATAGAAATGTTAACCCAGTTAACTGGGATAGCAAGATCAATGATGACCTTGGACTAGACTCACTGGATACAGTTGAGTTGGTGATGTTCCTTGAGGAATGCTTCAGCGTAGAAATACGAGACGAGCAAGCAGGAGAGATCGTCACTGTAGGTGATGCTATCACAATCATCAAAGAAAACAAGGCAGGAAAACCACGTAAGGTTAACAAGAGAAAGATCAGTAAAGCATTTGCTGAACAGACAGCAGCAAGAGCAGAGAAGCAAGCAAAACTTGATGCTGAAATTGATGAAGCCTTAGATGAAGACTAAAAAAATATTTTACAACTATGTGATGGGTGGAAGTGAAGAGAGTTTCCTTGATGAAGGGGAACTCGATTTCTTTCCTGATGATTACTTTGAGGAACCAACTCCTGCTCTCAAAGGATACCCAGAGTATAGACATTCTAAGTGCCCTGCTTTTAAAGAGTATTATAGAAATACATGGGTGATGAAGCAATGCTTCCCCCTTGGTTTGCTATATAAATCTACCGAACAATATTTGTCTACTAATCTTGGACAAGATGTGTTCGATGAATATGTAATGCTTGGTGATGGTTGGACAGATGGAGAACATCCAGAGATACAATTCAAACAAGGTTATTGTTTTTGGACAGAGGACAGTGACGTGTGGATTGAACAGTTTCAACACCCCGAAATGACAAGGAAGGGACTAGACGTAGTGTCTGGCACTTTCCCATTATCAGTTTGGACAAGACCTATTAACTTAGGATTCACAATCAAGACCTATGACAAAAACATCTGGCTCGAAAAAGGATCCCCGCTTTGCTATGTTAGATTCTCTAGCCAAAGAACAAGAGATGTCAAATTCACACTTGAAAAGCGATCCATCCCTAAAGAAGTGCTTAAGCGACAACTACAAAGCTTGTGGCTCAAAGACTGGCACAAAAACTTCTCATGGAACCTCATCAAAGAAAGATTGAGGAAAGAAGAGGAGCAGGAAAACAAATGCCCTTTTGATTTTTTATGGAAGAGATAACACAACTGTACAAAGAGTTCCGTACACTTGACGGAGTGGGTGTATGTAAAGTATACTTTATAAATGGTATACCCTTTTCATTTGATGAGGAAGAGGTTCCCGACAACCTTGCTGATGTAGTTAAGGCAGAGGAGAAACCTCATTTTACTAATGAGGATCTATATAAAGGTAGTTCGTACCTTATAGAAGAAGGATTTGAACTTGATGTCCTCCTTGAGGATATTAATGATGACCTATTCAATGACGGAGACGACTCACCATATCACAAAATACCTAAACGATACTAAAATATGGAAGAATCGGACAAAGATATCCGAAAAACTGCCAAGAAAATTATCAAAGACAAAGAGCACTGGTCTCTCGCTGAGAGACAGTATGCTAAACTTATTCGTAAGAGATTGAAAAAGACTAAAGAATGATCGTTTCGTTATTTCCGACACCACTATTACACAGTGAATTTGATGTCAAACCCGAATTGTTAAATTGGGTCAAAGAATACTATAAAACTGGAGAGCATGATGCTAACTCCTCATCTTGTGGGTGGCACTCGAAATATACACTACATGAAGATCAATCATTCTTACAACATTTTCTCTTAATACACGCACATATTGCTCATTCCTTACGAGAGATAAGTGAAGCCCCATTCTATGTTCAATCAATGTGGGCAAGTGTTAATAGACCTGGCGACTATAATTATTCACACATCCATGCAGGTGTGGACTTTTCTGGTGTCTTGTATTTACAAGCACCTATGCATTGTGGTGATATAGTATTTGAAGATGAGAACGCAAGATTTAGATATAACTGGAAGATAAATGATGAGATCAAAGAGGATCTAACGATCCATGATTCAGTATGGTTTCATCCCACACCAGGTCGCTGCTTGATCTTTCCTGCTCATCTCAGACACAAGGTAGAGAGAAACAATACTAATGAAGATCGTATTAGTATAGGATTCAACTTGAAGTTCCGATGAAATTATCTAATGGTGAGGTGGTTATCATTGATGATCTCATACCTCTACAACAACAGATCAACTTATATGTTGAAGCATGTTCACTACCATATAGACTGGTAGGTAGTAATAAGTATGACATACAAGATATAAAGACACAGAAACCAGTAGCATATGTGGATCAGAAATGGGTAGTAGAGAACTTTTTCACTGATGGTATCGCAGGGTTTCTTGATGACTATGTTCCTGCTAATGTAGAGACAGCATATATCAACTGTGGTATTCATAGTGAGAGTCCTGATGTACACGTGGACAGTTCACGCAAAGGAGACAAGACTCTGCTATATTATATGAATAGAGAGTGGAAGCATGAGTGGGGTGGTGAAACTATACTGTTAGGTGATGACGCACAAGAAATAGAATTTTGTACACCATATAAACCTGGCAGAATAATTATATTTGATAGCACCATACCACACGCAGCACGACAGCAATCGTTTGCTGCTCCATTGTATAGGTTTACGTTAGCTATTAAGTTCAATGCTTGAGGAATTTTTGGAGTGGTTTGAAGGAGAGTTTAACAACTGGGGACAAGCATCCAGTTGGCCATCTTACTATGCTCATGTAATACTGACACATGAGAGGACAGAGGGTACAAAGTTCCTGTCACATCAACGATACAAATATAATAATGAAGAGTATAGACGCAAGGAGATAGAGATAGTAGAGAGAGACGGAGAGATCATAGCACTCAACCCAGTAGCAGACATTCACTTCATTAAAGATGGTGATATGTACGTTGGACGTAACTTTGAAAGTCCATGGGTTAACGAGGGATATCTTAGATCTGAGGCAATATTGGAGAAAGATAAGTACACAGTGGTAGACAGAGGATATGATAAAGATGGGAAACAGACATGGGGCAGTCGTTACGGACCATTTGTCTTTGATAAACAGTATAAATAAATAAAGAAATTAATGTAGGGTACGTGTGGCAACTCGTAAGATATCAGACCTAACTCTACTGACGACAGTATCACCTTCAGATACCCTTCTGTTACTTGATAACTCAGACCCAGTAGATACTAATAAAAAGAGCGAAGTAGGATCCATTTTTAAGGCGGTGCCTGGTGGATCACAGAACCAACCTGGCTTGGCATTTGACCAAAAGACAGCGACTGGACTGTATTCAACTACTCAAGGTGAACTGGGCATTTCACTCGGTGACTCCAAACTATTACTTGAGAAGCAATCCACTTCACTTGTATTATCTGCTAGAGACTCAGCAGACTCCAACTTAGACCTGACACTACAGGCACTAGGTACTGGTCTTATTCGTTTTAACTCTACTATTGCTATTAACGACTCAGTGTTCACTGTTCCTAATAGTTCAGATAACAGTAAAGTTATAAAATTTTCTGCCACTCAATTACCCACAGGTACTACTAGGACATTTGTTTTCCCTGACGCAGGGGTTGACATTGACACTATAGTTACTACATCATCTGTTCAGACTCTAACCAGTAAGACACTGGTATCTCCTATATTCTCAGGTGACTTAACAGGTGCTAACCTTACATTATCTGGTAACATACAGGTTGATGGTAACTCAACCATAGGATCTGACAATACTGATACACTGACAGTCGCAGCAGTATCTACATTCAACGCTAACCTTACAGCGAACAATCCAGTAACTATCAATGCCACCACGACTGCTACTGATGACATTACACTGAATCAGATCAGTGCTACTGGTACATATAAAAAGTTAAAGTTTTTTGATACAAGTCAAGATACCAATGCGGGTAAATTAGCTGGTGACTTAGCAGTCTCAACTGATTCAGCATCAAGGTATCTTGATTTAGCATATTATGATAGAGATACAGACTACTCATCTACCAATTACTCATATGGTATGAGGATAGCGAGTATCGGTTATACAATGCCAGATGTACTCGTTCAGCTTACAAATGGTGCTGTATCGGGATTTACAATAGTGAATCCAGGTGCTAATATAACCAAATCAATGACAGCTGTCATTACTGGTGATGGTTCTGATGCTCTTGTTACTCCAGTTATAGTCAATGGTGCTCTCGCATCTATTACTATTGACGCAGGAGGACAAGACTATACTGCTGCTGCTATCGAGTTTACTACATCTGGTGGAGCACTACAGTATAGACAATATGATTATGCTTCATCTACGGAGACAAAGAACGAGATTATCCACACAGGTAACCTCAATTTAATCAGTGAGATCGGTTCAGTTACTAACTTAGTTACAACTGGATCAGTCAACTTTGATGATGGCACATTCATATTAGATGACACAAATGATCGTGTAGGTATAGACATAGTTCCCTCAGCATATAAGCTCGAGGTCGGAGGAGATATATACTTTACAGGTGGTCAACTTATTGGTGGTGATTCCTCAGCATTTGTACTCCAAAGGAGGTTAGATGCTACTCCAATCAGGTTTAACAAATTTGATGGAACCACTGAAATGATGATCGACTCTAATGGTCGAGTGGGTATCGGTAAGACTCCTGCTAAATCGTTAGATGTCACAGGTGACAGTAATGTTGATGGTGACTTCTATGTTACTGAAACAGATCCAATTAACATGACAGGCGGTGCTATCTATGCTAAACGTCTTAAGTTAACTGATTTAAACGGTGCAGTACAGACGATCACTGCTGACACTATCTCTGCTACTAGCAGAACAAAAGTTATTTTCCACGCATACTCTTAAATAAATGGCAAACGGTGTACTAGCGTCCTATCAGTCCGCTACAACAAAATATTCACATGCATACGTTGATCAGACTAATAACCCAAATGGTCTAGTTCGTGCTGATTTCCCTATGTACACAACTCCTAGTGCTACACTTACAAGTGGTTCACTTAGGATGATGAATACGACTGGTTCTACAGCAACTGTAGATGTTGCTATTCAAGACTATACAGAAGCAATTCAATTTGCTGCTCCTGGTTCTCAGTCTCCAACTATTCAAAACTTCTCAGAGTTTCAGTTCGCTCCTAATGATGAGGTAACTTCATCATATGTTATTATCTCAGGTCATAATGGTACAGCATATGTACCAGGCGAGACTATTACTATTACAGGTAGTGGTTTAGGTGGAACTAATACAGCAAAAGTTATAGCATGGGACGCTGCTAACCTTAAGATATGGTATGCTCTACCTGTTGGATCATGGCCAGTATTCATCCAGTCTACATTGACAGTGGCAGGAGCTGGTGGTGGAAGTGGAACTGTTACTGATTCATACGTTGGAACCAGTGGTAGATGTGTAATGTATGACAGACTTACAGGTACATTGTTAATCCAGAATGATTCAATTCATAACAATGTAAAGTCAAAATATTTTACTGAACCAACACTACAAAGGGTTTCTGGTATTGGTGGAGCAGGACAACTATCAGTATCATCGAGAGCACTGGAGTGGAATCCTTCTTTATCAACTGTAACCTTATATAACGCATCTAATACCAGTGGTACACAGGTGACTGCTGAGTGGAAGATGACTACTGGTGGTAACCCAGAAGTTATTATTGCTTCCGTAGCATACAGTAACGATCAGAACAAGATCTTAAAATCATATCCAATCCCAAACAATTCTGAAGTGAGTTTGACTGGTCTGGTACTTGAACAGTGGCAGAACCTTTATGTGAGTGCGTCAGCTGGCGTAGCATTTAATTTTATAGGATTTGAAGAAACAGTAACTATTAGTTAATTAAATGGCACTAACAAGACTAAAGAATGTCTTTACCTCGAAGACAGGTCGTTGTATCTACGTCAACCCTGACGATTTTGATGCTTCGGATTCTTTTGATAATAGAGGTAATAGTCCTAACAGACCATTCAAGTCAATTCAAAGAGCACTGGTTGAGTCAGCACGATTCTCATATCGTACTGGACAGTTCAACGATGCCTTTGAGTCATTTACTATTGTATTATATCCTGGTGATTATGTTCTAGATAATAGACCTGGTAGAAATGTTAACGGAGAAGCATTTGTAGACGATGATATACCCATACTAAACTCTAGTTCAGACCTAGATTTACAGAATGCTGATGGTTCACCTAACCCTAATAATATTCTTTACAAATTTAATAGTGTAGAAGGTGGTATCACAATCCCAAGAGGTACATCTCTCGTGGGTATGGATCTTAGAAAAACTAAACTAAGACCATTATATGTTCCTGATCCAACAGCAGGAGCAATCGAAAGAGCAGCAATATTCCGTGTAACTGGTGGATGTTATTTCTGGCAGTTCTCATTCTTTGATGGTCCTAAGACAGGTGTATATACTGACCCTGCTCAGCCCAGTGCATCTACACCTCCAACATATTCTCACCACAAATTGTGTTGCTTTGAATATGCTGATGGTAAAAATATTTTGAGTAGTGTTAACGACACATCTGGTAATGCTCTTACTATTACTGACTTAGACCTATACTACCAGAAGGTAGCAAAGGCATTTGATGATATTCCTGACACTACTGGTGTTGTCGCAGCAGACGAGTTCCAGAAGAGAGTTGAGGAAAATAGAATTGTAGGTCCTAATACCTCAGGTCCTATTACTATCAGTAGTATTGTTACAGACTACATCAACAGTGGTGTGTATACTACAACAGCAGAGGTAACAACCACAACACCACATGGATTTTCTAACGGAACCCCAGTTCAGATCGAAGGTGTCTCAGGGGCTGTGGCTGGTAGATTTAACGGTTCATATTTTATTACAGAAGTACCAACCACAACGACCTTCAGATACATAATTAAGGATCCCAATCAGGCTGCTCCTGCTAACAACCCAACTGCTACTGGTTCTACAGTACGAGTTGAGATTGATAACGTTGATTCATCATCACCATACATCTTTAATATATCCCTACGTTCAACATGGGGTACATGTGGTATGCATGCTGATGGTAGTAAGTCAACTGGTTTCAAATCTATGGTTGTTGCTCAGTTTACTGGAGTATCACTGCAGAAAGATGACAATGCTTTCATTAAGTGGGATGGCTCAACTTACATAGCAGGTAATCATACAGATGGCGACAGTATATACAGACCGAGCTACCGAAACTTCCACGTTAAGTGCTCTAATGACG